CGTGGTATAATATTTTCGGCGCGACCGCGCCAAAATTTTGGGGAAAGTCAAGCAAAAATAAATCTTGACATTTTCGCTTAATTGCTACCTGTGTTTAGTTCGCCAAGGGGAGGCAAAATCTATGCCAGCCCTATTCCTAGAATGAGCCTGATAGGGCATTCCGTCTTTTCTTCGTCTAGGGCTGGCATCAAATTTTGCCTGTCTTCGTTTTCGGTCTAGCTCATCCATCTCCATAGCAAAACGTATTTCATTCATTTCGCTAATAGTTAGCATCCCCCCGCTTGCCTCAGTCTTTCTGTTAGCAGTTCTTTTGCTCATTAGATAACAGCTCCTTAATAGAGTCAGTTTCAATTTGGATTATATCGGATCGATAATATTTTAGCAAATATGTTACCACCTCATCCCAATTAGAAAATTCGTAGTCCTCGTCATTAGGATTACCGTCGGCATATACCCCATCATAATCTTCATTATCACAACATATAATAAAAGAAGTGTCGGGCTTAACTTCCCCATAACAATCTACGTTTTGAATTTTTTTTCTGCTCATATTAGTTAACTCCTCGTATCGTTTAACCCAGTAATCAGCATCAGCAGCATAAGCAGTATCAGCAGCACAAGCAGCATCAGCAGCATAAGCAGTAGCTTTGGCAGCATCAGCAGCATCAGCAGCAGCATCAGCAGCATCGGCAGCACGAGCGTTATATACAGCATGAGCAGCACAAGCAGCGTCAGCATTAACCCGTAGTGCTTCTTCACTAAAGACCTCACCTGCTTGCCATCTCTTAACCAGCTCTATGTATTTATTTGTCATTAGTTAACTCCTCATATTGTTTAACCCAGTAAGCAGCAGCGGGACTCCCTGTCTGCGCAGCATCAGCAGCAGCAACAGCAGCAGCAGCATAAGCAGCATAAGCAGCAGCATCGGCATCATAAGCAGCAGCATCAGCAGCAGCATCAGCAGCAGCATCAGCAGCAGCAGCCTTATCAGCAGCAACGTAAGCAGCATGAGCAGCACGAGAAGTATCACGAGCAGCGGCACAGTTAGCCTCAAGAACTTTTGCACTAAAGCACTCACCTTCTAGCCATCTCTTAGCGACTTCTATATATTCATTTTTCACTTAGTTAACTCCTCGTATTTCTTAATCCAGTAAGCAGCATCACGAGCGTAATCATCAACATCAGCAGCAGCCCAAGCAGCCCAAGCAGCCCAAGCAACGTCAGCAGCATAAGCAGCATAAGCAGTAGCATCGGCCGCATCATAAGCCGCATCATGCGCAGCACGATCATCAGCACTAGTAGCATCGGCAGCATCGGCAGCAGCACGAGAAATATCACGAGCAGCGTCACGGTTAGCCTTAAGAACTTCTGCACTAAAGCACTCACCTTCTAACCATTTCTTAACCAGTTCTATATGCTCATTTGTCATTGATTAGTTCCATTTTCCTTTGTGCTTGATTTTTCCACCCTTCATGGCTTTTTTTCGGTCCAACATCACAACCGATTTATTAGCTTTGCGAGCGTGTTTAGCCACGAGGTTTCTCTGCTTGTTCATTGTACCGCATAACATTCCAGTTCGTTAAAGGCTTCTTCAACTAGGTCCAGCATATCGTCGTTCATAAGCTCCTTTGAACCTCTTAACATCTTCAGCCATTCCCACAATTCATCAACGTCTATACATACGTCGCCAATATATAAATTTCTCTTAATCTCTAGTCTCATTTTGAAAACCATCCTTTTAGCGGTTTATTTCTTCTAGTGGCAGCTATTTCTTTTTTAGCTATAGCTATTTTTTGCGCTTCTGTTAGTTTAGTGAAAATTTCTTTTCTGTATTCTTTATTGCTCATTTCTTTATCTCTAGTTAATATGAACATTCTAGCTGCTAGTGGTTCTTTTGTCAACATTCTTTTTTGCTATTTCTACAGCTTCTGCCATTAGCTGACGGGTTGCCCTATTAATTTCTTCTCTTGTCATTTCTTTATCTTCTTATTTAATATGTACATATTATCACATAGAAATACCTAGCAGGCAAGCGAAATATTTTCATATTAAAATGGGGTAACATGACTATGTTTCGCTTGCTTATGCGTCAGTTAACCTATAGTATAGGGGGGCGGTTAATAGACCTTGACATTCCCCTGCGGGCGAGTCCCCTTTTCACGTACAACTTTGAGAATTTCACAACCGAAAAAGGTGCTATAACAAGCCATAAACACCCCCGAAAAATAAATCTTGACATTTTTGTTCCCTGTTAGTATAATTCTAACCATGGCTTACGGAATACAGATAAGAAATGCTCTAGGGAACATAACTCTCGATACTACCACACGCTCCGCGAATCTAATAGTATCCGGTACCGTCTCAGTGACTACATCAGCTACAAAGACCGGTAACTATTATGAGGGGTTGTCTACTGCTATCTCTTTCCCCGGAATAACTCAGGCAAACTCTAATATCTTTGAGATAATGCTTATCCCTAAGTTTGTGTATCTAGGTACCACAGGTAGTTCTATAGCCGAGCATGTTGTTATTCTCAGACCTTCCGATATTGGCGCTGGTAACCCCGCGAACAGTACATTTAAATTCCGATTCTATGGCGTCGTTGCCAGCGTCACTAAATCATTCACTTACTGGGGTTTTAGATACTAATGGCTTACGGAATCGAGACCTATTCCTCCAGCGGCTATTTACAGTTTTCTACTGAAGTCGAGTCACTCAATGTAATATCGACGTCCACAGTCGCTAACAATAGTTCAATCGCGTATAATAATGATAATGAATTTCTAGCTTATAATAGAACTACTACAGGGTATATAAGAGGCCAAAACAACGCGACACTAACCTCCTGGACCAATTACAGTGGAAACAGTGTTAATGTAATGAAACTACGACGAACAGGTGTCCTTGGAATTGGCGGAGAAGACGAAAGCGGAACTTTCGGTGTAAGAGTATTTGGATCTTCTTCCCAACTACTTTACTCAAGCAACTTTAGTAAAGGGCAAGAAATAATAAATATTATTTCGCCGGGCAGTGTCGGTATAGCCGGTACCGGCTACAACAATACCAACACCAACAACCCCAGATTACTTACTACTGACCCAACGGATTATTGGATATGTATGGGAGCCAGCATGATTTATGACACAGCCTGGGGAGACGGAGTACGGTCTGAAAATAATACTTATTGGAATTACTCCACTAACGAAGTCGAATATATAAATGTCTGGGGATTTGAACTCTTTGGTAGTCTTATATACATCGGCGCCGTAAACCAAGGGGCAATCGTACTACTAAAACAAAAGGAAACATAATGATAAAATATATAGCATACTGTGACGAAGATGGACTAATAGAACACCTAACAATGCAGCCCTCCGGAGACATCCCTGTTGAAGGCGAGCTAAGCAATGGACTAGTCATACACCACGTGAGTGACTCTTTTCCCGAGAGAAGTGACGTGTTTGTTGATAATTACTTTTGGAGGGATGGCTGGGTATCAAAAGGACCCCGCCCTAACCAGTATTACTACTTTAAAAACAGTGCCTGGGAATTGAATACGAGCGAAGTCGAATCTATTATACGAAATAAGAGAAATATGAAACTTTATGCAACTGACTATACTCAACTTTCAGATAGTCCTACAGATTCGCATCGGTGGGTTACCTACCGACAAGAGCTTCGTGATATAATGGCCAATCTTCCCGCTTTAGATGACCCCGAAAATGTTACCTGGCCGACCGAACCCTCTTAAAAAAAAGTTCTTGACATTATGGTGTTCCTCATCTATACTTACTATCTATGAAACTCGTAAAAATGGCTCCAGAGAATCTTGAGGTGGCAAATGCGTATTTGTCCACTGGTAACGCTATGTCCGTAGCGGGGCAGTTTGGCTGCGAACCAGACCAAATCTACGAAATCCTCGAAAAGAATGAAGTGAAAGAGTACATTAATAGTGTATATCTAGACCAAGGGTACCGTAATCGATTCCGCCTTGCCGAACTATTAGATGAAGTCATTGAAAATAAACTTCTAGAAGCACGAGAGTCCGATACTTACTCTAGCAAAGACCTTGTAGATATTATTGCCTTAGCCCACAAGATGGGTGAGGACCATAGAAAAGGTGCCACAGAGACAACAACAATCAAACAGCAAAACGTGCAAATTAATTCCCCATTTGGTGAGGGTAATTATGGGAAGTTAATGGAGAAACTTTTAGGTGGACAATCAGGAATTGAATGATTTAAAGCTTGCATTCGCGCAGCATGAAGCGGTATGTGAAGAACGCTGGAAAACAATTTTTAACGAGCTAAGAGACGGCAAAGAAGAGAGCAAAGATCGTACAGAAGAGTTAAAAGCCTCTATTAATTCTCTATTACACCTTGTATGGGCCGGTGGAGGGGCACTAATCCTATTTTTAGGATCAATTGTGTCAGGAGCAGTAGGATGATATTCAGTAAAAGAGACAAATGGAAAAGTACGGAAAGTTCGAAGTTGTTCTCAACAGAGGAAGAAGCTGTTCTCTGGGAGAGCAAAATACCAGCGATTGTGTCTCCATCCAGGGACGGCTGGTCCCCAATAGAAAAATTAAGAGGGAGAAAGTCCACCTGTGACGACTGCGACTGTGACCCCTGTGAGTGCAATGAATGGAAATTAGTAGAAGAGACATTATCGACGACAGACTCCTCGATGGAGGAAACTTTCTAAAGGTACCGATTACTCAGTATCTAGAGCTACTTGAAATAGAAGCTATTCCATCACAAAGGGCTATAATTAATGCTATTAATAACCCTAAGTACCGTTTTATTGTTGGTGCTCTTAGCCGACGCCAAGGAAAGACTTATATTGGCAATATTATTGCCCAGTGTGTCGCCCTCGTTCCGGGATGTCATGTACTTATTGTGTCCCCTAACTACAATCTTAGTAATATCAGTTTTGACCTTCAAAGAAACCTTATAAAGCATTTCGAACTGGAGGTTTCAAAAGATAACGCAAAAGATCGTGTTATAGAATTAGCTAATGGGTCTACTATTAGACTCGGCTCCGTAAATCAGATTGACTCAGTTGTTGGGCGAAGTTATGACTTTGTGCTTTTCGACGAGGCAGCACTGGCAGATGGAGAGACAGCGTTTAATGTTGCTATCCGACCTACACTAGATAAACCGGGGTCTAAAGCTTTATTTATTAGTACGCCCCGTGGAAGGAATAACTGGTTTAGCCGTTTCTATAATAGAGGCTTTACTGATGAATTCTCGGAGTGGGCTAGTGTAAAAGCTACTTGGGAAGATAATCCTCGGGCTTCAGAGGCGGATATTACAGAGGCCAGAAAAAGTATGAGTGCTGCAGAGTTCTCCCAGGAGTATGAAGCAGACTTTAATGTGTTTGAAGGTCAGATTTGGAACTTCGATTACGAAACGTGTATACAAGACTTATCAGAAAAGGATTTTACAGGCTGCGATATAATAAGTGGTCTTGATGTAGGCTTTAAAGATCCCACAGCTTTCTGTTGTATTGCGTATGATGGACATAACTACTATGTAATGGAAGAGTATTACGCAGCGGAAAGAACTACAGAAGAACATGCTGAATACCTTGTAGAGATTTTAGAGAGAAGGTACGTAGACTACTGTTTCATAGACGCGGCCGCTGCACAGACGAGGTGGGACTTAGCACAGATGTATGATATATCTACTATTAATGCTAAAAAATCTGTAGTTGATGGGATAGGGCACGTAGCAGGTATCGTAGAAAATAACAGGCTTATAGTAGATCCCTCGTGTACAGAGGTTCTTAGGTGTCTCGACTCATATAGATGGGATGCAAACCCTAACTTACTTAGGGAGAAACCGGTTCATGATTCTTCTTCACACATGGCGGACGCATTAAGGTACGCACTATACACTTTTGAAGAGAACGCACCAACGTTCTGAACCTTCAGTAAAAATAATTCTTGACTTTCAGTTAACCCCTAAGTATAATTTATAAAAATGTCAGAGCTAAAACGCGATCCAATAAAATATCTCAGAGATAAAGCCAAAGCAAAGTATGAGAAAGGCTCTGCCTGCGAGATTTGTGATACAAAGGTACGTCTAGATTTTCATCATTACTTTTCTTTTGCAGCTTTGTATGATAAGTGGCTAAAAGAAAAACAAAAAATTCGCCCAGAACATTATACAGAAGAGTACATTCTAGTATGGAGAGACGAGTTTATTAAAGATAATTGGCAGGAACTTTATAATGATACAGTTACTATCTGTCACGATCACCATTTAAAGTTGCATAGTATTTATGGTAGAAATCCCGGATTACACACAGCGAAAAAACAAATGCGCTGGGTAGAGATACAAAGAGAAAAACATGGCCTTTTGGAGTAAGAAAGAGAAGCTAAACCCCGTGCAGGAAGAGATTGTTGTCAGTCTTGAAGGCACAGGGCCTATACCTTCTCGGGAAATAGTTACTAACTATACTAGTTACTATGAGTATTTAGAGGTTGTAAATCGTGCAGTCAATATGATTGTGGACGATACGGCTGAGATACCCCTTCGAGTAGGTGAGCCGGTTCAAGGATTGAGTTCGGTTGTAAAAGGTGTTAGGCGCACTAGAGTAGACTTATTACTTAATAGAGAACCTAATCCTTTTCAGGATGTTTCCACATTTAAGCGAAACCTCATAATCGATTATATACTTGACGGAAATATCTTTATCTACTTCGATGGGGCCCATCTCTACCATATTCCCGCTAACCATACAGAGATAGAGCCCGATACTAAAGCATATATCAAACAGTTCAAGTTTCAGACAACAGGTGAGTTTGACCCCTCTGAAATTATACATATAAAAGAGAATAGTTTTCATAGCATATATAGAGGAACTAGTAGACTTAGGGCAGCTCAAAGAAGTATGTCCCTACTTACTAGAATGAGACAGTTCCAAGAAAACTTCTTTAAAAACGGGGCTATAGCGGGGCTTGTCATTCAGTCTCCTTCGGTAATTAGTGAAAAGAATAAGGAAAGAATGATTCAATCGTGGATGACTCGTTATCGTCCCGATGCAGGGGGACGAAGACCCCTAGTTCTAGACGGTGGAATGACACTAGACACTCTCACAAACGTAAACTTCAAAGAGTTAGACTTTGAGTACTCTATTGAAGTAGCCGAAAAAGAAATACTAAAAGTATTGGGGGTCCCTCCCCTTTTACTAGACTCAGGTAATAATGCTAATTTGAGACCTAACCACAGACTTTACTATTTAGAAACTATCTTACCTATTGTAGAAAAGATAAATAAAGCTATAGAAAGATTCTTCGGTTATACAATTACCCCCGATGTAAGTAGTATTCCTGCACTACAACCAGAATTAAGAGACTCCGCGGCATACTATACTTCCTTGGTAAACGGAGGAATTATCACTGCGGCTGAAGCTCGCAATAACCTAGGGTTCCCTGAAATAGAGGGTACAGACGAAATAAGAGTTCCTGCAAACATAGCAGGTTCAGCGGCCAATCCAGAATTGGGCGGCCGCCCAACAGAAGAGGATATAGATGAATAGAACAGAAATGGCGATAGAGATAATTGAATGCTTTCAGGATTTAGGACGAGTTCCTACACGGCGAGAATACCTAGGTATGGGGAGTAGTGTCCCTATTCATTATAGAACATTAGTAAGAAATTTCGGTTCATGGCATAATGCTATGAAAAGATTACGCCTAAAAAATACAGAAGAGTGGAATAAGATTTTTGACACTTCGACTGTATATACGGCAGAACAGAAGCCCGTTCTTGAACCGGCCTCGGAAGAAGACCTTAGCCCTTTAGAGAAGCTGAGGTCTATAAAAGGAGAATCAAGTGAATAAGATTTTTCATATTGGCTCCACATTTAAAGCATTTGAAGACGGGGATGACCTTCATATTGCTGGAATGGCTAGCACTAATAATGCTGACCGTGTTGGAGATGTAATTGAAAATAAAGCCTGGGCAAAGGGCGGACTTGACAATTACTTAAATAATCCCGTTATTCTTTTTAATCATGATTACAATCAGCCGATTGGACGAGCAATAGAGCTTAGTACAACCGACAATGGTCTGCAGTTAAAAGCAAAAATTGCTAAATCTGCTGGTCACGTAGGTGATTTAATTAAAGAAGGTGTCCTTGGAGCTTTTTCAGTCGGGTTTCAAGTTAAGGATGCAGAGTATATGACCGAAACCGATGGATACAAGATAAAGGACGCAGAGTTATTGGAGGTCTCCGTAGTTTCGGTTCCTGCTAACCAGGCTGCTACCTTTTCTCTTGCAAAATCTTTTGAATCTAAAGCAGATTACGAAGATTTCAAGAAATCTTTCAAAACAGTAGATTCCTTTACAGAATCTAATAACCTTCAGGAAACTGAAAAACATCTAGATTCCGTTAACGAATCAATGCCTACCGACTCTGATAAAGTCGAAGCACAGGAGAAAACTATGAGTGATATCGATATTGATGCGATTGTGGCTGCTGCTGTCGAAAAGACCGCAACTGCAATGGCAATGAAAGAAGCTGAACGCAAGTCAGAAGAGAAAACGCGATTGGACGCAGAACAAAAAGCTGCTGCCGAAGCCGAAACTCAAAAGACTGCAGAAGAAGCTCGAATTATAACCGCTGTTGCCAGCGGTACAGAACAACTGATGGCAGACATTGAAGCTAAAATGGCCTCAAAAGAAGCTAATCACATGGACATTGTAAAAGAGTTTGAAAGCGAGCTTGTTGCTAAATCTGAAGAAATTCAGAAAATGCGTGACAGTAAGCGAGTATTCTCAGACCGGGGCACTTATCCCGATCAAAAGTCTTTGGAAAATGACATTACTAATGCTCATATCTTGGGTGTAATTACTCAAAAAGGAATGGGAACTAAGTTCGGTCAATCGGTTATGGAAAAAGCTACTAATGCCTTAGGTGGTGTAGCACTTCCTAGTTCAACCGAAGAAAACTTTGAGACCATCGTCTCTACTAACATCGAACGTGACGTGGAGTTGGAACTTATTCTAGATCCTCTGTTCCGTAAGATCCAAATGAATGCCGCTTCCATGGTTATTCCTACCATGCCTGATGCAGGATACGCTACATGGGCTGCGGCCGATGGTGCTGTTCCTTCTGATGCTATGAAAGGTAACATTGAAGATCGTGATTCAGCTCACGGCGCAAATACTGGGGTTGGCATGGGTAAGCATGTATTGACTGTTGATCGTTTGATCTCTCGTTCATACATCGCTAATGAGACTGAAGAAGATGCAATTATGCCTATTCTTCCTTTGATCCGTGAAACTATGGTTCGTGCACATGCACGTGCTATTGAGCATTCACTTCTGTTGGGTGGGGCTTCTGATGATTTGATCAGCACTCCGTATAACGGGCTTGTTGCTTTGACGAATGGGTCTGCTACTTTAGACAACGCTTCTTCTCCGGGTGTCGGTGGTACTGCTACTGCTTCTAAGTTGCTTGACTTGCGTCAAGCCATGGGTAAGTATGGTCGTCGACCGGGCGATGTAGTTTACATCATAGCTTTGAGCGCATACTACGATCTGCTTGATGATCCTGACTTCCAGAATATTAATGAAGTTGGTGACCAGCGTGCTACTAAGATTAATGGTGAGCTTGGAAACGTTTATGGGTCTCCCGTAATCGTATGTGATGAGTTCCCTGCTGTTGCGGATGGCAAGCCTTGGGCTGTAGCTGTTAACTCTCGTAACTTCTTGGTACCTGTATTACGCGGTGCAACTGTAGAGACTGATTATGAAGTTTCTGCACAGCGTCGAGTCTTGGTTGCTACCCAACGTCGTGGTTTTGAAAGGATTTTTGCTGACAATGCTACTTCTGGGGATTTCCAGACTGCTGTACATACCTGGTAAGATGTTTAGGATGGGAGCCTTCGGGCTCCCAAGCCTTTGAGAGTATAAATGACTGATTTGATTACATTAGATGACTTTAAGTTATTAGAAGGTATAAATTCTACTGCAAATGACGATAAGTTCGAGAGCTTGATTACGAGGGTAAGTCAACTCGTTCGGACGTATTGTAATAATGATTTTGATACTTACGCAACAGGAGTGGGGTATACAGAGTTATTTGATATTCAGTGGTCTACTCATGTAGTTCAGTTAAAAAAGTCACCTGTTATTAGTATTTCAAGTGTACATGAAAGAATTGGACAATCCACTGCGTATACCGAACTTTTTAGTGACGGTGCGGGTAGTCCCGCAGAGTACTCTTGGTACCTAGATAAAGTTACAGACTCTATTTTTAGAACTAATGAAGATGGGTCTTATAGATATTTTCCACAGGGGGTAGGGGCAGTTAAGGTAGTCTACTTAGCCGGTTATACTATTGTACCGTCGGATTTACAGCTAGGTATATCAGATTTAGTAGAATATTACCACAAAGATGAGTGGAAAGAAAGACAAAGTATCGGGTCAGCTTCGAGAGAGGGAGCAGGTGCTTCAGCTATAAAAAATGACCCTGGGTTTCCTGATCATATTAGAAGGATACTAGATTTGTATAGGACCTCATGAGCAAAGCTTTTTTAGATAAATATTTGGTCCAGATTTTAGAAGAACTTAAAAAGCCTTCTAATGCAAAAAACGGTCAGGCAGGCTTTCGTGAATTAGTTTCCGACCGGAAGGTTCATAAGGTTAGTATGTCTGTGGCCGGAGTACGAAATCAAGTCATTGCACAGTTAGTAGAAGAAAACATTCCACAAGAAATTATAGCTTCTGAAGAAATGAAGGCAGTGCTTGATAAGTGGATACCTAATCTTATCCATAAGATATATGAGAATGCAACTACGAAATATGCTAGTTCTCCCAATGTTAAGGTGAAAGGGAACAAGTCGGCATTTAGTATAGTAACTACACTAGTGGTGGGTGGCTATGACCACGATACAAAAAGCTATGGTCCTTTAAGTGTATTTAAAAGTATAGGAACGCTATTTTCCTCACAAAAGAAAACACTTGTAAAGAGTATAAACGGTGTTCTAAGGGATGCTGGTAGTAACAAAAGAGCCAATAATAAAAAGTTCTTAGACTTGGGGCATAGAGATCAGTCTGAAGTAACACAGCAGCAAGTTCAAAGAGCTAAAAGTACTTATTTCTCAGCACTAGAGACAGCAGAACCTGGCGTGGAAATAAGTGCTGAGGACTTAAAGGCTATCGATCTTGAGTTATTTATAAGCAAAAAAGGTTCAATAGAAAAAGATGTGATTGAAGTAGGGTTCCAATCTGCTACTATAAATAGAGCCGATAAAAAAAGCCCTAAAGCAAGACAAGAGCTAATAGACCAACTGACAAAGGCTGTGGCAACGTTAAACCAGACAAACGACCTAAGGTTAAGCGAAAGCTCAGACAGCAGAGTTACTGTAGAAAAAAAGAAAATACTTAATAGAGCGAAGAAAAACTTAAAAGCTAGTAAGAATCTTAAAGTAAATATTAAAGATACAAAAATTAAACTATCTAAAGCTAAAGGTAAAAAGACAGTAAAAGGGAAAGTAACCAGAGGTTCTGCTAAAAAGGTGCCTATCTCTATAGACGGTGTAAAGAAGATGCGAGGCAAGACCTCAGCAAACAGTACTATAGGTTTAGCCGCTTTGATAAATGCTAAACTCTCTAAGACAGTACAAGAAAATATGAGGTATCCCGCCCTTGTGAATAGAACAGGACGATTTGCACAAAGTGTACGAGTTGTGGATGCTATAACAACTACACAAGGATTTCCGAGTATAGGGTATACCTATCAAAAAAATCCTTACCAAATTTTTGAGGACGGTGCGGGTAAGGCACCTTGGGCCAATGGTCAGCGAGACCCTCGGAAACTTATAGATTTATCTGTTAGAGAAATAGCTGCAGGGTTATTACATGGAAGATTTTACACTAGGAGAGTATAATGGTTGAAAATAGAGATTACAGTTCCAGAAGAATGGCCATTGTAAAAGCTATTGAAGATAACCTTAAACTCATAAATGGGAATTACCCTTACAGAACAAATTTATATAATAATGTACTTCCTCGATTAACCTTTTGGGACGACGTAGAAGATTTTCCCGCAGTGCATGTTAGTGCGGGGGCGGAAACACGACAATACCAAGGGGGAGGATACAAAGACAGGTTTCTAACTGTTACATTAAGAATATATGTTCAAGAAGAAAACGCAGTGTTTGCTCTTGAAAAATTATTTGAAGATATAGAAACAGTATTAGAAGATAACGCAGGTCTCTCTTATTTAGACCAAGATAGCAAAACTCAACGTGTTCAGCAGATAACAATCTTGAGCTTGGATACGGACGAGGGTGCTCTCGAACCTTTAGCTGTTGGAGAGATTATCTGCGAAGTTCGTTACTAACCTTATAGGTTAAGATGAGAAGGTAATAAATCTTCTCTTCGGAGAAAAACAAAATGGCATTACAATTTACAAGAAATGCAAAAGTCTTTGTGCAACTGACTGATAGAACCAGCGGCGCGCACAAAGCGGCCTGGCAGATTTCAGTTCTCGATGGTTTTTCATTCACTCAAGCGGTAAACTCTTCAGAGATTACGATCAATGAAGCAGGCGAAGTCTCTCGTAGAGCAAGATTGCTTTTTAACGATAGCTTAGCCCCTGTGGAGTGGTCTATGAGCACTTATGCTCGTCCTTTTGACGGCGTTGGACTTGTAGCTGGAGGTGCTCATGCAGTTGAAGAGTCTCTCTGGGCAATGCTTTTAGGCGCCGATACCTGGAGCGACACTACTAAGACTTTCTCAAATGAGAGAGTGACATATGCTGGGGCTAGTTCGGCTTCTGAAAGAACAGTAAACGTTCTGGATAACTCTGGAGCCCCTGGAAATAATCTTAATACTTTTGACTTCAGTGCCTCAAATGTATCTTCTATGTCAGATAACTGGAACATCTATTTCAGCTTTGAAGATGGAGATAATAAGCAACTTTACAAATGTATTAGTACTGCAGGCAACTCTGCTTCAATGGATTTTGATATTGATGGAATTGCACAGATCGCTTGGTCTGGGTTTGCAAAAACTCTTGAAGATGCTGGAAAGGTAGTATTTGCTCCTAGTCAGGCCATGACATATGCTACTACTACTGGTAACACTATAGAAATCACAGCTACAGATCATGGTTATGTTAACGGAGATGAAGTTAACGTTACTTTTGACGCAGCAGAAGATTCAGGTATCTCGGGTGTCCTTACAGTAGCTAATGCTACTGCTAATACATTTGAGGTCGAAGCATCTGAGTCTCCCTCCGCTACTGGCGGTGTGGGTACTGCAGGTACTGTACGTTTATACGTTATTGCTGAAGCATTGGCTGAGTCTAGTAACTTTATTCGTAACAGAATCTCCACTGTAGACTTGATTCGTAGGGACCTGTTAGTTGGTTCACCGGGTGCTGGGGAAAGTGCTGGTACAGGAGCTAATGACGCATCAGATATATATAACTTAGTATTGACAGGTGGTAGCTTCACCGTAGAAAATAATATGACGTACTTAACACCAGAGGAACTGGGGGTTGTAAACGCACCTCTAGCAAATATTACTGGAGCCCGCTCAATTTCAGGTACTTTGACTTGTTACCTTGATAACTCAGCGGATGATAGTAAATCTGGGGAACTCTTCGCAGACCTCGTATCTGATACTAGTACTGTAAGAAACGTTTTCGATATGTCTGTTAATATCGGGGGAGAAACAGCAGGAACTCCGAGAGTTGCTTTTGATCTACCTACAGCTCACTTAGAAGTACCTGTAGTTAACGTAGAAGATTTGCTTACTTTGGAAGTAACCTTCCATGGTCAGGTAAGTGACGGTAATGTTGACAGAACTGACGAAGCAACGATTGTTTACAAGGCATAGAAAAAAATAATTCTTGACAATTAGATATTCGTTTTGTATAATTACGGAAGATTGGGGGGGAATTTTCTCCCCCTTTTCTTCGTACAGAAGGGAACGAATATAGGAGAAAACAGTGAGTTTTGAGTTTCTTCGGGAGGGAAGAGTATGGTTAGAGTACGATAGTACTTTCTATCTCTTGCATACTGATAAGGACATATCATTTTCTCAAACATTTCGTCAGGAAGATACAACAGTAAGAAGTCTACATAACAATTCAGATTTCTTCGAAGATTCCTCCATTGTAGATGCGAACCCCGCTGACTTTAGTTTCTCTATTTATCTAATAGCAAACGACAGCACTCCTCTACACCAACATAAGCCCTTAGACTTATTGACGGAGTACTCAACTGATAATAACTTAAATACTTTTAATCTATATTTTGTATACTCGGATTATAGTCCTGAAACTTACTATAAAATAGAAAATTGTGTATTTACAGCCGGCTCATTTAATATACCTAGAAATGGTATTATGACTGTGGGCCTATCAGGACAAGGTACTAAACTGACAAGAAATACAGGTCCAGGGTCGCCTATACCAGCACCATCTGCTGATTATACTTCTTCCCCCAACTTTGCAATTTCTAAACAGTTTGATATATGGGCGACAGGTACATCTGTTGCACAATATAAACTGGACAATATCATAGGCGCGTCCCTAGAACTACAAAATAATGTTAACTGGACTAGTAATAATACTTTACAAAAGTCTTTGTTAGTTACCGATGCAGATACTACAATTTATCCAGAGAATTTCACTCTAGATGGTAGGTCCCTTGCAGGAAGTATAGTTCAGTATATTAGCGAGTCTCAAACACTATCCAATGATAACGTTCAAACATGGGCTGAGAATACCTCAGTTATAATAAAAGCAGGATTAGGCAATTCTTACGGGTATCAACTTGAAGTTGATCTTGATAATAGAGCCTCTTTTACAAACAGAGCTACTTTCGGGGATGTTTTTACCCAAAGCTATGACTTTCGTTGTATGGGGAACCCTGCTATGAATTCAATATTTACATACTAGGAGTATTAATGAAATTAAAAGATTTAATGGTGGATACTAAAGCTGCATGGCTGGACTTCCCCGGAGCACCCGATTTTCAAGTACAAGTAGCTAATCTTTCTCGCAAAGAATTGGTTTCACTTAGAAAGCGTTGTACGTCTAATAAGTTTGATAGAAAAAATCGACAAATGGTAGAGGACTTAGACGAAGAGAAGTTTGTTGTAGAGTTTACTAACGCTACAGTTAAGGGGTGGAAAGGCTTAAAACTTAAGTACTTGGAAGATTTGATTCTAGTTGATCTAAAATCAGAAGATCCAGAGCAAGAACTCGAATATGATCAAGAGCAGGCACAAGTGCTTGTTCAGAACTCTACAGAATTTGACACTTGGATAAACGAGGTGGTTTTTGACCTTGCCAACTTTCGCCGAGCAGCAGATGGACAGTCTGTGGACCCGCTTAGAGAATTGGCAGCTTCATAACGATACTGGCATGTCCAAGGATAAGTATTTGGACATGCAAGAGCAGTTAGGTCGAGAGCCAAACCCTGAGAAATGTCCCCCAGGTGTCGAAGATTTTCCTGAGATAGTCGTTGAGGCTATTGGAATCTTTAATTCTTTAGGTGATAGGGTGTACCCAGATATAGGGTATATTGGAAAAGATTATACAAACTTAGAGTTTTTAATCAATGCTTACAAAATAGATGATAAAGAATTACTTTATGACATTCTATTAAGACTCGATGGTCATGCAATAAAGAAGTCTCAAGAGGCTTTGAAGCGTGAACACGATAAAATAAAGAGTAAAAGTCGTGGCAAATAGTGTAACCTTAGAAGTTATCCTTGAGGGGAAAAATCTAAAAGTAGTCCAGAAAGATATGGACAAGCTTACTACGTCTACAAATAAATCTGCTACGGCCCAGGAAAGACTAACTAAAACTGGGAAAAAGCATCATAAAGGTGCAAAAGGTGTAGCAGGAGCGACTGCAAACGGCACTAAAGCCTTCTCAAAAATGCGTAATGAAATCGGAGGAGGTTCCTCCGGTCTTGTTGGCGCATATGCTACGCTTGCTGCAAACGTCTTTGCGGCTACAGCAGTATTTTATGCTCTTAGAAAAGCTGCTCAATTTGAAAGCATAATTCAAGGCTTGGAAAGAACGGGCAATGCTGCAGGAACAAATTTACCTCTTATAGCAGATAATTTAAAAAAGATAACTGGAGCCGCTATTACTACTAGGCAAGCTATGGAATCTGTAGCTATAGGTTCTTCTGCAGGATTTGATTCTACTCAATTAGAAAACTTAACTAAAGTTGCTAAAGGAGCCTCAATAGCTTTAGGTAGAGACATGTCTGATTCTTTGGACAGGTTAATACGGGGTGCTGCTAAGCTGGAACCAGAAATTGTAGATGAATTGGGTATTATGGTAAGACTAGATGATGCTACAGCAGACTATGCTGAGTCTTTAGGCAAAACAGCAGCACAATTAACACAGAATCAAAGGCAACAAGCTTTCTTAAACGCTATAAATGAACAAGGATTAAAAAAATATGGAGATATAGCGGATAACATAGATATTAATGCTTTTGATACTTTGGCAGCCGCTTTCTCCGATATGGCCACTAGCCTGACCACCTTTCTCAATAAAGCTTTAATTCCTATTGCAACGTTTTTCTCCGAACACCAAGGAGCTTTACTAGGGGTTTCTATTCTTTTTGCTTCTACGATTTCCAAACAAATGGTTCCAGCACTATATGGGATGGCTGACGGACTAGCCTCCGCAGCATCAGCTCAAGCAGCTCAAGCTAAAGAAGGTTTAAAAGGCCTACATACTGTTAGTAAGGGAGAAACTGCCTATAGTAAGTATTTAGCTAAAGTAGACGCTGGTACAGATACTTTAGAAGATGCTAGAGAAGGTCACCATAGTCTGGGGTTAAGTATAGCTCAAAAAGAGAGACACTTAAAAACCCTGACGGGTGAGGTAGGTAAAGCAGGTACTGCCATGGATATCTATAGCAAGGAAATTGATGATGTTAGGAGACAGCAGATTGCTCTAGCACAATCTATGCAGCTTAGCCAGGCTGCACTGGCTAAGCAAACAGGAGCAACTGCGGTAGCTAATTTCGGTAATTTCCAATTTAAACTTGGTTGGCAAAATCTAACATTATCTGTAGAACAATATAAATTAAGCTTAGTAACTGCAGGGGTTAAAACTACCCTGTGGGGAGCTATTGTAAACCTTGCTAAACTTGCAACATACTCTTTTGCTTTGTCTCTTAAAGCTGTAGGTGCTGCTGCCATGAGTGCTCTAGGTCCTTTAGGCCTATTATGGACGGTGGGTACTCTGATATGGGACTGGTACAAAGAGAATTTCATGCAACCCTCAGAAATAGAAAAGAGAGCTAAAGCATACGTTGACAGTTTAGAAAATATTAAAGCAGCTAATGACCAATTAGCACAAAGTCATGCTGAAGGATCTGATTTAATTATAGCAAAGTACAAAGTAGCTATAGGATTTATAAATGATACTTCAACTAGAATGATTAAAAGTGCTAGAGAAGAGGCAGCCGCTAATAAAGCGGCTGCTATAGTAAAGTGGAACGCAGCCAAAGAAGTCGCTGCGCAAATATTAGTAGAGGCGGCTGCCTTAAAGACAATAGGGGAGACGCAGGGGGTACTTTCAGCAGCATACACGACTCAAGAAGCACACGTTAAACGTCTTGTCACTAAGATGAATGAACTTGATACTGCGGGCACTAACCTTGGTAAAGCTGCTGTATATGTGGATAAGAATAGTGCTTCATTTAAAAATCTAGGAGCAACTATTAAGGAACTGGAAGAGCAGAGTGAAACTAACGTAATTACTAAAGCATATACTGATAAATTAAAAGAACTGGAGACTTCAGTTCTCAAGGGTTCTCTTAGTCAGGAAAAGTTCAATGAAGCATTGAAAGCCGCTGGATTGGAAGCCAAGACTGCTAAAGGGTTTGTAAATAGTATTACTGGATCTTTTTCTCTCTTTGCGAAAGAACTAACTAAACTTCAACTTAAAAAGACTACTCCTTTTGATGGGCTGCTACAGTCTTCTATATCCTTACAAAATGAATTTACGGAACTGGCGACGAAAGGAGGAAAAATGGGAGAAGTCCTTCTGGGTAATCTATCCTCTCTAGTTCCTGGGTTTGAAAAGGCTTTTGGTGAGGGAAAAGGAGATGAGGCAATAAATACCTATGTAACCAGTCTTCAAGAGGCCGTAGACACTTTAAAGAGGTTTCCATCTGAGCTGAAAAAGATCAAAACAGACCAGAAAATTATTAATGGGCTTGCTAAATTCTCGGTTTCTGCTTCACAAGAGGCGCTGAAGTTAAGAAAAGACGAAATAACTTTAAGAGAGGACGAGGTAGCAGCATTAGAGACAGCGAAGGAAGCTAGTGGGGTTCTTGGAGAAACTGAGCTAAAAATTCTTGAGACAAAAAAAGCAGAGCTAAGAGTTCTTAAAGCACAAAATGCAGAAGGAATAGAAACTACTAGGATAGCAATAACTACGGCTAAGTTAGCAAAAGAAGTACTGGGGATAGAAAATAAGCTACTGGGTGCTAGACGAAAAGGGATGGACTTAGCTAGGGATCTTTTAAAGACAGAAATATTAATAGCAAAAGCTAAGGAACCCGGTACTGAAGATATTAAGCTTACGGCGCAGGAAGAGTTGGGTATTTTCCTTTTACAGAAAAAAGCTAGGCAAAATTTAATCCAGCAAGAAACGGATATGAAATCGGCTATGAATGAGGTGGAGTTCACATTGTTGAGCTTGAAGTTCAAGCTTATAGCAGAACAGCTTGCGGCTAATGAGAAACTGTCTGAGGACGATAAGAAGAGACTAGGAGGTATACAAGCTACGTTGGCTAAAGCTGAGTCTCTTAATGAAAAAAATATCCAAACTGAAGGTAAGTTAAGACTAGCACAGATAGAGTTAGAGCACCAGACTAAACTTAGAAACGTTAGAAAAGAAGTACTCGAATCTACAAAGGGCGCTAAAACTGTAGCGGAATCCTTTTTAAATCTGGGTAAATCTTTAACAATAAACCCTAAGATTGAGGAAGCTAATAAGGCTAAGATTCAATCAGCAATAAAAGAAAAAGAAAAAACTACAATAGCTGCTGGGGAAGGAAAGGGAGAAGGAGGGGCTCTAGATGCGAAGCAAAAAGAGGCAATAACGGCTGAAATAACAGCAGCTATGACTATACCCGACCCTTTCGCTAACCTTAATTTTGCAGAGAAAATTAGTGTGATGGTTAGCGCCTTTGCTCCGTTAAAAGCTGAATTTGCTAAATTAGGGCCTGAAGGCGAACTAGTAGTTTCTATGATGGTGGGTTTAGAGACTATGGCCGCAGGCTTTGAAAATACCTTTAATAAAATAGCTGAGATTATGAGTGAGACTGAAATGACAAGTTTTGCCAGTTTTAAACAGGCGTGGACTGAGTTAGGTGACCCAGAAAAGGCAGAAATCCTTTCTGCGGCTTTTTCTGCAGTTGCAAACAGTATAGGAGCTCTAGCTGGAATTATGGCCTCTGCCAGTAGAAATACAGTGGCTGGAATAGACAGAGAAATAGCCGCAGAAAAGAAAAGAGATGGAAAGTCAAAAGAAAGTTTAAATAAAATTAGAGGGTTAGAAGCTAAAAAAGAAGCTCAGAAGAAAAAAGCTTTTGAGCAAAATAAGAAAATGATGATGGCTCAAGTGATTATGAGTACTGCTGCAGCTTATATGGGTATTATGGCTGCTGAAGCTTCAAGCGTTGGATTTTTAGCACCCGCCCTAGCTGGTATAGCTTTAGTTCTGGGAGCAGCTCAACTTGCTATTATTGCAGGAACGTCTTATCAAGGAGGGGGTAGTAGTGTTGGGTCTTCACCATCGTCATCAACTACATCTGTAGGACAGAGAAAGTCTTCAGTTGACCTAGCAACTTCTAAATCTGCTTCAGGCGAAAACGCTTACTTCCGTGGATCACGAGGAATGGGAGGACCGGGAGACTTTGTACCTACCGGCGCTATGATGGGTGCGAAGTACAGAAATGAGGGTGGACCTACTACAGGTTATGTAGTAGGAGAGCAGGGGCCAGAATTATTTATGCCCGATCGTCCAGGAACTATTATTCCCAATGACGAAATTAGCTCCTCCTCTCAAAATGTAAACATCTCAATAAATGCTATTGACTCTAGAGGAGTTGAGCAGGTGCTAGTAGAACAACGGGGCAACATTATCGGTATGATTAGAGATGCTGCAAATAACATTGGGGAAGAATTTTACGAAGATATAGATACTTCAATTTACACCCCTGAGTCAGCAGGCGCGAGGCTTTACTAGTGGCACAATTTACTAACTTTTTAGATATACTGCCTTCTCCTTCTTTCTTAATTGGGAACGCGGGGCAGGATGAAGACGACGGGGGATCACAAGCAGGCCCTGGGTATGCTTCTGTAAAACTTAACTCTACATCTAAGACCATGAGAGCTAGAACTAACTCAGGTAGATATACTGCACGTAGTGCTGCCTACCAGAACTGGGATATTAGCATTGCTTATAATCCTATGACTAGGGCACAGTTTATGCCTATCTATACTTTTATTCTTGAAAAGCAGGGAGGCTTAAAGTCTTTTTATGTTTCTCTTCCTCAGCATGAACAACCTCAAGACAGTACTTTTGCGGGTAGTACTAGTATTAACAATAGTCTTAAAATTGTGTCAACTGTAGCCCCCGGGGGTACTACTGCAATTATTACGAATGCTAGCTATGATCATACAACCCAAGGCAAACCTTCTCCGGGGGATTTATTTACTCTAACAGATGCAGCAGACTCAAACCATAAAAAAGCATACATGATTACAAGGGTTGAAGATAGTGTGTATTACCAGTCAACTCCAGCTTCTACTGTAACTAAAGCATTAATTCATGTTACTCCGCGTTTTGCGAAAACAGTGGCAACTAACGCAACCTTAAATTTTTCTAAAAACGGTACTAATAACGGACCTCTTATTAAAGTAGTGGCAAAAGATATGCAAGAATATAGCTTAGGAACTAATAACTTATACCAGTTCAGCCTTAGCCTGGAGGAAGTTCAGTGACAATTAGAGATCTTCCTACAGCCCTTACAAATTCTTTGTTACCCGATAACCCATCTTATAAAGATGGGTTCGCTTACGCACATATAGTAAAATTTGAAAAAGCTATAAAAACTAGTGATGGCCTGACGGCTAAGAATCCTTTATCTTATGCTTATATTACCGATGCTTCTACGGATATTTCTTTTGATGATGGTAGTACTAATATAAGTGGGGTAAGTAACGGTGCCCAAACCTATATTGCAAATAGACTGCTTAGTGTAGGTACTGTTACAGAAACTACTCAAGCTCGTGCTACTAACCTAAACTTAGACATTGATGCAATAGCATTAGGTACCACTTTAGCAGGACTAACCCTTACTTATGGCACTTCTACTATTACCGGAAGTGTTGATTTTGTAAAAGCAGGCTTTGCAGAAGGAGATACCTTAAAGGTAACCTCCTCTACTAATAATACTAATTTAGTATTTAGAATTAATAAGTTTACAAATGATAATAAAACTATTAATTTCTCTACTGAAGGTAGTGTCTCTATAGGTGTAGGCTCTAATGAAACTATTGAGTTTTCCTCCGAAGAAGTAATCGGTCTTTTAAATAAAAAAGAAGCCACTTCATATGCAGGATACATCAATAGAGAAGTATTCATATATAAAGCACATATTGACCCGGATACGGGGGGTATAATAGGAACTCCCTATCTACTGTTTAAAGGCATAATTTCCTCAGCAAAGTTTACGGAAGATACTGATAGTAAATCAAAAATATCTTGGAGTGTCTCAAGTCATTGGGGAGACTTTGTAAGAGTAAACGGACGACTTACTTCAGATGAGTTCCATAGAGGATTAGATAGTACTGGGCAATCAGATCGTGGGGCATTAAAAAGACCTGAGTACCAAGATGATTTAGGTTTTCAGCATTCAGAACAAGCCATTAACATTATGGGCATATATCAGGTTCAGGAAACTAGATACAAGCTGAAGATGAAGCGAAAATGGTATGGTGCTAAGAAGTATAAGCAAGTAGAATACCAAGTAGAAGTAGATAGAGAAGCTGACTTACGCTTTAACCTTGATGCAAAATATCTGCCCGTTGTTTATGGGGTACAAAAAATTGATTCGATTCCTTTCTTTGTAGATACGGAAACAGAGAATGCAGATATTGTTTATGTAGCATATGCTATTTGTGAAGGAGAGATCGGAGGACTATACGATGTTTATTTTGATGATTCTTCCAGTATTTGTTTAGACCAACAAGATTTAGAGACCAGAGCACAAGGCTCTGAGGGTGTAGATATATTTTGTACGGGAAGAGCAGATAGGGGAGATAGTTTACAGGGGGCCTCTAATGTATATGATCTTTCTACTACTTATTTGCCCGGCCTTTCTAAGGCTTACGCGATCCAAGCATTATCGTCTACTAATTTTAGTACTGAAGCGGCTGTGGTAAATGGGAATATTTATAACGCCTCTAACTCATGGTTAACAGCAGAAGCCTCAACAACGGGTACTAGCGTCGGCCCTGGCTTACAACACGAACAAGCTTCTACTTTTGAAAAGCCTATAGATGTTAAAATGATTTTCCACTCAGGAAAAGCTAATCAAAAAACAGATGGGATGCTATCTTCGGTTGCTCTTGATAATAATTTTAAGATTCAATCGGATTATTTTGAATCTACCTCAGACTACTGGGGTCCTAACCATAGAGTTCTAGATACTGCGTATGTAGTAGCAAAATATACTATTAATGAGGGAGAAACAGAAATACCCGAAGTTGACTTCGTGATTCGTGGAAAACTTGTTGACTGCTATAACTATGACTATTCATATGTATCTGTTCCTACCGCTGGGGAAAGTATTACCAATTTTTCTATTGGTGATTCGGTTACTCTGTTCGCTACTTCAAATAATTTTAATTTAGGGTCAGCAACCATTGCAGATATATTTAGTCTGCCAGAGGAATCTAATAAACGTATACGGTTACAAGCAGACCCTGGCCTTTCAACAACTGCATTTTATATTAAGAAGAGTACTTATACTTGGCATGTAATTACACATGATCATGTACAAGAGACAGGCTCTGTGGCTGAAAGTCTAACAGAGACAGTAACTTCAGTTTCTACGGGTACTACTCAAGGTTTATCAGCTAATATCAACGCAAGTACTACTGCAAATATTCTTGCATATTTCGGCGTCGATGCTCTTAGTGTTTCCCTAGGTAATGCTCTTCTAAACGAGCATTTAGCACAAGAAGATATACATACTCTTACTCAGCTTGCTTCTTCAATTTCTGGGATTAGTACAAACTCTGGAGCAACTTTAGATAATATTGGAGAAACTGTAAATACTACTGAGGGGAGTAGCGAGTTTACCGAAGTAAGATTGAAAAATGCTATCGCTATAGGAACTTCGGGTACTTCTAGTGTTAATGACTTCTATAATGGATTTCAGATAGAAGTCAGTAGAAGAACTTCTGAGGATACTTTAGTAACAGAAGTCAAAACAATCACCAGCTATAACGGCGCAAACCGTGTAGCTATTGTAGATACAGATTTTACTAAGTTTATACCCGACGATGGGACCATATCAGGAGTAGTCGCAGATACTTGGAAAATATTAAGCAAACCAGATAAAAGAGTTTCTATAAATCCAGCTATACAACTATTAGACTATATTACTGATTCTAGATACGGAAAAGATTTAAATATAGAAGATGATATAAATTTAGCAGCATTTACATCTGCCGCATATGCTTGTGACAATAGATCAGACATAACTGTCGTTACGACGACGATACCTACTCCCAACGCTGTATATAAATATACAACGACGGGGGGTAGACTATTATTTCAAGGAACAGTCAAGTCTACTGCTGCAGTAACAGTTAATGGCGCCTCTACTACAGAAGTTACTTTCACAGATATTATTGGAAAACTAGGACTACAGTGGAAAGACTGGAGAAGTTATGAGGTCGGAGATTTAGTCTGGCACGGAGGTACTGTATATCTAAAAACAGGTACTACAGGTCAAATTCCTGCGGGATTCGGCTCAGGGGTCTCTACTGTTGGTAGCCTTTCTCTAACTAAAGTTTCCGGTGGTGGCTCAAGTGCGGTCTCGGTTGCGATAAATAAAGCCAGTTTTGAGGGAAACCCTCTAGTTAAGAAATTTTTGTCCTCTGGGTACATTAGTGGGTACTCTTTATATGATTCAGATGATGTTAAATATTGGAAATACTTGGGTTGGAATAGTCCAGATCAGAGGGAAGTAACTAGACACCAGTGTAATACTATATTAGACACCTCTTCTCCTTTGTTTGATAATATAAATAGTTTACTAAGTCATTTTAACGGTATTTTACGGTACTCTAATGGTAAGTATGAACTTGCTGTTGAAGGGGCCACCCCTTCATCTTTTAATGCTATAGAACAGTTATCAGAAGATGATATTATAGGTGCTATTAATATAGAAGACTCAGGCCAAAAGGGTACTTTTAATACTGTAACTGTAGGTATATCCGATCCTCAAAATAGATATGAGTCTCGTGCTATTTCTTTCTTTGATTCTACATACTTAAAGGAAGATAGAAACGTTCAAAAGAAAGGAGACTTTAAGACTCCATATGTTACAAACTATTATAACGCCAGAATAAATGCTAGGCAATACTTAGAAGAATCTAGATATGGGCTAAAAGTTTCTTTTAAGATGTTACCTAGAGGTTTATTACTAACTGCGGGAAGTTTGATTACTATTAGTAATTCTCGTTTTGGGTGGGTAGATAAAGTATTTCGAATTTCTAACCTAGCTTTCGCTACTGATTGTTTAGTACAAGTAACTGCATTTGAGCACAATAATAAGGCGTACCTAGTAAGTACAATAGCGAATAAAGCTTATAACCCGGGGTCTGGAGTAACTATAGCCCCAGAGCCAAGTCCTCTACCCCTGTCATCGTTAGTTGCTACAACCGAGGCCCAGGGGGGCATTAACCTGTCTTGGGTTAACTCTAGTAAGTACAATGCGGCTAATTATCGAGTAGAAATATATAGGTCTACGCAAGATTCTATTACAGGTAACCCCGCTCCCGTACTTGTGGGAACGGTTGCAGGGGACAGTTTTTTCGATCCTATTATTACAAGCACTGAAACTACAGTTCATTATTGGGCTCGTTATGCTATTAGTACATATAACACTATTGGTTCTAATATAGCACAGGCAAGAATAATTTATTCTGATTATGAACCTTTGGAGACGGGAGTTAGTGCCACTACTAGTGGAAGTATAGACGGCGTATCTATAAATATAGATAAACCCGCTCTTTCATTGTCTGAAGATACCTTAAATCCCGGAAGTTATATTCATACTAATACAGGCCCCACTTTAAGAGTTCTTGTAGGAGTTAACAGATTAGTATATGATGCTTCAGGGATCACTAACCCCTCTTTTAGAGTACTTAGTGTAACTGATACTAATATTACTGCAGGTGCTCAGGTTACTCCTACTGTGGGGCAAACCTTTATAACGTATCAGGACGCCTCTCTAATTACCTCAGATACTGCAAGTATTGAATATGAACTAGTAATAGTTAATAGCTTAGGAGAAGAATCCGAATCTTATTTTATTACACAAGACTTTTCTGTTTCTGCAATAGGCTCCACAGGGGATGCCTTTAAAGAAATATTTCTTTATAAAAATTCTGTAAGCCAACCAACGGCGCCGTTGGATTCAGAAGGTTTTAATTCATCTTCTGGAAATTCCGCTGCTGTGGGTTCCTGGGCTACAACGCCTTCAACACCTACAGGCTCTGAAATTACTTGGAAAGCTGTAGCAATCTTAATACAGCCACAGAGTGCAGGAACATGGGCAGTAAATACTAGCTGGAGCGTTTCACAATGGTCTAGTGAAAAAGGTGCTAAAGGCGGTGTTGGTGAGGTAG